CACCCCATGCCACACCATCGATATACGATCTCGACGTATCAGTCCTCGCCGTAGAATATATATACCCAACTCCACCCGGAGCATCATACCGGACAAGCAATCTGTTTGCTGTGTCAAATGACATTGCGAGTCCGTCCACATTGGTTGTACGATCCCCGAATATCCTCTCTGCGACACCTATCATAGATGCATCGCGCTTGCGGTCGAAAAGTATCGTTCCGCTCGCCCCTATGAGCGGCCCATCTGCAACGAGCTTGGAATTGCCACCAATAAAAAGCAGTACCTTCCGCCCGTCTTCCTCGCCAGGGACTACGCCCGTGTTCGTTAAGTTATTCCCGCTTCCTGACTCGTCAAGAGCGGGAGTAAGGTATGCGCCTGTGCCGAGATAAATATCAGAATACCATACCGTATTCGCCGTTTCGGTTGTGTACACGATCAATACCGGGGTCGATAGAGAAGTAATTACTTCGGCGACAATCCACTCATAATCTGATATCTTTATGATCTTTGAAAAAGTAACAGTAGTGGAACCTGTCCAATATCGTATTGACTGTATCTTGTATAAAGATGTCACGCGAAATACGAATTGTTTCGCGGATATAGCCCCCATTCCAGACCGATAAATTTGAATATATGTCCTCGAAGTTTCTACAGCTTTGAGCCTACCAGCCTCTATTGATAGAGTGCACGAAGCGGGGTATCCAGCCAGCCACCCATCCACGCCCGTCGTCCATCCCGGCTTGGAGCGGTACGTCGTCCCCGCCGGATCGTCGGGAATCGCGGGAACGAAACGAGGGGAGATTTGAAGCGTGGGGAGAGGTAACACCGATCCCGTCATCTTGTCCCATTCGGAATTAGTCGCGTCCCACTTGTAGAACTCACCTAAGCAAGTGACTACTTCCTCGTCCCTAACTCCGGTAGCCGCCTCAAGAAGTGCAACACTCGCGAACACGCGCATCTCTGCCGCTTCCGCCGCCGCCTCAATCGCGTCCTCAATATTGTGCCTAAGCGTGTCTCGGGCGATAAAATAATCGTTCCATATCTCGATATACTCATCGTCGTCAATCTCCGTGATCACGGAAATATTATCAGCGTCAATCCACGTAGGGAGTCCCGTACTCCACGCCGACCCCGCATTGAGATAATCGGCCAACGCTTGAAACGCCGCATCGTAGGCAACCCGAGAAACCGAATAGGCATCGGCTTGACTGTCAAGAAGCGTTTTCTCTTCGACAGTCGCGTACCATTGTCGTCTCGTGGTAATCTTCTCACTCGGGGTCAGAGCGTCTTCGTTGTAGTTGTCGCCTATCGATGTTTCATTCGTCTTCGTGGAAACCAACGCTTTCTTGATCGTGTAGCCAATGCGAGAAAAGTAATTACGATTCTGGAGCTTGACGTTTATTATCACCGCGTCATCTACAAAATGTCTAATCGTCCGCTCGATGACAACGTAATATCCCACGATACCGAGGTCTGAATAATCAAGTGACCATTCGTTGTACAATTCCGTCGCGTCGAGGTCGTGACAGGTACAAGTAATTGTTTCCTCATCTTCGGCGTAGTTCGCGAGCTGCGCCGCAGCCTCGGTGCCGGCGTCGGTAGGATTATGGATATCGGTATTGACAATTAAGTTTTCGATCTTGCCTGATAGACCCGACCTGGTGGCAATGTCAGATATGAGGGCGGAATTTGTCGCAGTCCCCGTGATCCGCGTCGAGGCCCCGCGCACTTTCTGGATTGTGCGAACGTCGGCGTAGTCGCTCGACCTCTTGAGCTTGGTAATATGAGTAGGTGCCGTTACCGACGGGAACTCGGACGAGGTGACGAAGTTGAATTCCTTCCCAGGCGTGATATAGTACGTGCAAGCTCCAACCTTATCGGCGATATCGTCGAGGATTTCGCTGATCTTTTTATCCTGCGCCGAGTATTTTCTTATCACGGTTGAGGTTGTCGATATTGTCCCGAGGGTAACGTTTTCCTCGTCGATGTAGTCGTTATAGAGATCGGTGACAATCTGCGAATAGGTCTTCCCATACCAGTTGCGCGATACCATGCGATTATTAAGCGCACTCTCAACCGATACTACCGTTATCGGATAGACCTCGGCCTCGAACGTTGTCGACCATACCGGCGTTTCAACTGTCCTTATGTTCCCGGTGAAAATGAGATAATCGGTGCCAGCGATATCAAGGTACACTTGCACGAGGTCGTGTGTCTCAAGCGCATCATCTCCCGATTCCATCTTGATACGTAGCTTTGTAGTCGCGACCGCGCCCGCGGTCTGCTGGATAGAGTAATCCTGTTCGCACCTTCTCCATGTCCCGCGTATCTTGACCTCAACTGCCATAAGCCGCCTCTAACATCTTATCCTGATATTTAATCGCGATCTTGCCAAGTACCTCTCCATCAACTACCACGTCGGAGTTGACATTGAGGGATAGTGACTTTGATCCTGTCGCGGCTATCGCCGATGACGCGGTGCCGCCGATCCCCGCGTAATATGTATCCGCGCTGAACGCATCCGTCAAGAGCGTGTCGGCAAGAAGCGCGGCGGTTTCGGCGTTCGAGTACAACTCCCCGACCATTGCCGATATTCCGGCGTATGCGCTCGTGTCGCCAGTCAGTACGGCCTTGTTTATCATCGCGCCGATCTCTGCGAGGTCTTCCTGCATCGTGCCAGAGAATACCACCATTTGCGTTACCATCTTGCGAATATACTCTTGCAATTCGTATTGCAAGTCCTCGCCAGATAGCCCGTCCATGATGTTATCTACGAACATTGATCCTATATCCTGTCCGATGTTCGCAAGAGATTTCTCGAATGACTCGAACTTGCTTTGTACGCCTTCGAGTTGCGTGCCTATCATCTCTTCCATCTCGGTCTGACCGGTTCCGAATATGGTATCGTTGAGCCACTTGGTGAGACCGGTCAAAGCGGAACCTACCCACGTAAACCCTGCTGCAGCGAGTAGCGCGGCACCGAGTCCCATATTGCCACCTATGATCGCCTGGAGTCCTGCGACCGCGAGCATCTTCGGAATCTCGGCTTGCATTTGTTCCATCATCGAGCGGAACGTTCCGAACCATGTAGTCATGTCGCCTGTCTTCAGCGATTCGCTCATCGCGTCGGACAATTCAAAAAACGCATTCACGAGATCGTTCATTGACCCTGTAATAAGTCCTTGAATCCCATTATCGTAAGCGTCAAGCCATGTCGTGGCATCTTCGATCTTTGGAGCTTCCTTTCCGAACGATTCTGCCATCGCGTCCATGTACTCGATTGACCCTACCATGTTCTCGTTCCATTCGGCTTGATTCTCGGCTGAATCTTTTGTATAGGCTGATACAGTGGCAGACACCGCAGCGTGTTTTTCTGCAAAGTCAGACAACACCGCATTCAATTCCTCTGCGCGGTCTATGAGAGGCTGAAACCACATTCTGGCGTTCTCTTCCCCGAACATCGCACCATATACCGCCTTGAGTTCTGCGAACGACTCTATAGCAGACGAGTTCGCCGCAGACGACCGTTCCGCCCGCTGCTCCTCAGTTATTATCCCTTTCTCGAAAAGATATTCTATCGACGCAAGTTCCTTGTGATAGGTTTCCATTATCTTTGCGCGATCTTTCGCAAGTTCTGTGGACCTCGCGGCATATTCTTCCTCTGCCTTTGCATCCGCAAGGGCTTTCGCCGCCGCGTCGGACTTAGATTTTTCCATTGCCTTTTCTGCGTCTTTCCTGAGCGTTCGCGCATTTGCGAGTAATGTTTCTTGAGCGATCTGAGCTTTCACCGCATCGATAGACGCCTGTATTGCCCTCTCTTCTTCTGTTTCCGGTCCTGCTCCCCACCCGCCAGACATTGCAAGCGCGAGAGAAGACCTCTTTCCGCGTACTTCTGCAAGCTGCCGCTCCAACATCGCGAGTTGGTCGGTAGCTTGCAAAGTCACTGGCGTACCGCTTCCTTGTGATGCAAGCCAATCCTTGTAATCGTTTGATGCCTTGAGCGCGGCCGCCCAGTTCTGAGCAATCGACATTACCGCATTTCGGTATCCAGTAACCACCCCGCTTGACGATATAGCCCTTCCCATCTCCTCGTTCAGATCACTGAGGGCATTTGCCATCTTGGTCTTCAGCGCCGACCCCGTGGCTCCCGCCGCCTCCGCCGCGCCGCCGTAAGTCTTCGCCAACTCGTCAAGGATGATTTTCTGCGCGCCCGCAAGATCACCCGCATCTTGCATGGCCTTCATCATCTCTTTTTCAGCCTGCGAAAACTTGAACCCTTGGCGCGAAAGTGAGTCCATACCTTGCGCGGGATTGTCGAGGGCTTTGCCTACCGCTTGCGCCGCGCTCGTCAAATCCATCTTCATGACCGTAGCCATGTTCAGGATTTCAACGGTCGCCTTTTGAAAGTTCTCACCGGTTATGTTCCTGAATCCGAGGAGAACGGTTTGCATTGATGTTATCGACTCGTCGCCGAATTTGGTTACTTTCTGAAGACTCGACGCCATGTCCTGAAGGGCTTTCGATGATGTCCACGCATCGGCACCGGTTGACTTCAACGTCGCATTGAGGAGCGCGACAGCCTCTTCCTGCGCGGCCCAAGCATTTTCAAGCTGATCCGCAACCTGGCCGATCTTTTTGAAAACATCTATGACCATCTTTCCGGCTTGAATCGGGCCTTGCATCACGTCGCGCATCGATGCGAACAGATCCATCGCGGTCTTTTTCACCTTGACATGGGAAGCGGCATTCGCTGTCTGGGCCAACGTGAGATTATTATAGACGTTCTGCAACGCACGTACTTGTAAATCTTCTGGTTTCAATCCAGAAGATATAAGCCGCTGTATTTCCGTGTTGAGTATTTCCTTTTTCTTCGAGAGTGCGCCGATCTTATCACCAGTTATCGACGCCGATGCATCAACTGCCGACAGCTGCGAAGATAGTGCCTTAAATGCGGCCTTACCAGCATCGCCAAGAGTGTCAAAGTACCTCGCCGCATCCTTTAACGATGATTCTACTTCCTTGAGTGCGTTCTTGAGTCCGCTGTCATCGATCTTGGTATCTATATGGATGCTACCGTCACTCATGACTATCTCCCCGCCCAGGCCCTGAGAACATCGCCAAGCGATGCCGCCTCGTCCTTTCCTTGATCTATCGCGAATGCCCGTTTCGCTCTTGCAAGGGCTTGCCTATATTCGTTATCAGCGTACTTCGGCGCCTTCTTACTACGGATATCGATTACCTTGAGAAGCATCGTATCATCGGGAAGGTCGCGGAAAAGTTCGAGAAATAACCACCAGTGCATTTCAGTTGCGCGAAGGTCTATACCATAAGTCTGGAGGAATGCCGCGTATACTCGACCAGCATCTACGTTGAAGTCGAATACCCTCTGACCGCTTCCACCTTTCGGTTCTTCCTCGCCACCAGCGATAAAGTACTTGATGAACGGCCATATATCGGTGACAGGTTCAGGTATTGTATCACGGAAAAACAATCGCACGATGATCGTCTTCCGCTCGATGTCGGAAAGATCATCATCGGCAAGGGCCGCGAAAAAACGTAGCCCCTGCCGAAAATCGGTATTGACCGGACAACCGTTGAAGCTGTCCGGCAATTCGTCAAGGATTGGATTAAAGCCCATACCTCTTAAAAGCATCCGTAGACTCTTCCCTGATTATCTTTGCAAGTGCGAATACAAGCCCCATAACTGCGTAAATGTTATGACCGCTTGCTTCCCATATATTTTCCCAGTCACCGAGCGTGGTCTGGATTATTCCTTTCGACAACTCCTCGATGGAATCGAATACAGTTTCATCTTCTGCTACCTTCTCGGCCTTTCCTGAAAGCTCGCGAATCGATGAATAAATCTGTTTGAGCTTTTCCTTGTTTCCAACATCGATAAAATACTTTTTTTCGTATTTCACCACCGGATTCCCGTCCTCATCATCTCCGTCGATGACAAGCGGGAATACCGTCCGCGAAGATTTCAACCTAAACTCTGTAGCCATGTTCTCCCCCCATGTGGAAAAGTTGCGCCACGATTCGGCGGCGCGCCCTATCTTGCGTCAATCGGCAAGATCGATAATGGGGGCTTTATCAGACCGGGAAATCGCCGGAATCGAGAAGTTCCTCTGCGTACTTGACCACGCGGCCATTCGTGTCGATCTCGAACATACAGAGGTACTGACCGACCGACGCCACGATGTCCGAGCCCGAGGTGTAGGCGATATCGCCGCCGATGTACTGACCGCCGTAAATCGTACCGAGAGAGACGGCGGAAAGTTTGTACGAAAGCGAATTGCCAGCGCCGGGCGTCGCGGTGAACTTCGTTGTCCCGGAAACCGATCCAGCCACCACCGTCGCGGTGAGCGCCGCCGCCGCCGTCTTCGCGGTATAGGTAGGCTTGCCGTTGAAATGCGCCTCGAAGGAGAAGTCTTTCTTCGCTCCCGCGTCACCTCCGCCTTCCTCGATGTTGGCGATGGTACACGCTCCAGAGATGACGTTCCCAGCCTTGTCGGTGTACTTGAGATGAGTCTTTCTTTCGTCTCCGAGTTCGAGCTTGAGTCCCGCGACATAATCCTGCGCGGCGTTGCCCTGAACCCTATGGCCAGAGAATGCGATGGTGAATTGCCCTCCGATCACGTCGGTCGATCCGAACCCGTCGCCATCGAGATAATTGTCCTGCGCGAGATTCTCGTTTCCCGAAGTCACCGCGCTTGAGATGCCTACCGCGAGCCTTGAGTACGTTGGCGTAGTCGTCGGCGTGGTATCTATTTCGTACAAGTCATGAAAGTTCAATTCAAAAGTTTCGGCCATAGCCTTACCCTCCTACATGGTATTCGAGCCGTAAGCTCGTTGTAAATATCACTTCCCCGGCTTCGCTCTTTGAAACGAATGCCGGTGTAGTTGCCGCTTCCATCTTAATCCTTGTCGCCCCCGTTATCGCGGTCATGTCTGCGAAGTCAAGCGCGGATATTATCGCGTCAAGTTGGATTCGCGCCGTCTCCGAATTCGCCGATTTCGCGTAATACGAAAAATTGAACATACCGGCCCTCGTGCCGTCCATGTACCGCGTCTCTACCGCGGGACTCGGATCATTCCGCGCCATTAACTCCTCGACGTTATCGTTCGGGAACACGTCAAGGTATATCGTCGAATACGGCGTGATCTTTGTTAGCAGGTACGTGTTGACCTCGTTAAGTATGTTCATGCGAAGTACCCCTGTACCATATCAATCCAGTCCTTGCGATATAACGCCTTTCCGCGCTCGAACCATTTAGCCCCGGTGCCCGGAGTGGTGTAATGCGCTCCTTCCGCGAGATAGTACTGATACCGTGCATACGGCATATTCCACGACACGTTTCCAGGTCTATCAACGCGCCCCGATTTTCTCAAATCGCCCTCGGCATACGGAACGAACCTATCGCAGTCTTTCAGTACTTGCGTGTCGAGCGCGGCCTGCGCTTGCGCGAATAGAGGTGTACGCCGAGCTACGGCCCTGTCAATGTCGATCTCTATTCGCACGTTAGACACAGTTCACCTCGTAATGATGCACGTCGTCGGAATCGCCATAACATGGCGTCACCTTGCGAGCCGATAGCACGATTGACCCGAATGTAATCTTGTCCTTCATTGCGAACGTCTGACCCGAAGGAAGCGAGTTCTTGCAATCGAAGAACAGAATAAACCGATCCGCTTTCATGTCACCGAGCGAAGTCATGGCGTTTTGCTTCACCGGCTCGAACCTTACCCGCGATAGCGTGACCGAGGTTCCGTAGGAAACCGGAGGCCCAGGCGAGACATACGGCGCGAGCGAACCGGAATGAACCAATAGTCGGCGCGGGATTGGGTTACTCACAATCGTACCCCTGGAAACACTGATACGGCGCTCCGATGACATGGACAGCCCGCGACGCAAGGCCCGACTGTTCAAGGTATCCCGCCGCCCGAGGCGCGAGTCCCCCGGCTTTCTTGATTGACTTCCCGCCCGATCCCTCTGAGTACGATCCTATTCGCGCACCGCTCCCGCCGCTTGCATCGTTGTAGTCGTCGCCGTTCTGGACATAGTACTCGATCTGAGCGCAAGTCGCCTTTTTCAGAAGCGCAAGCTGTTCGGTCGTTAGGTCATCGAGTAGCAACGCCTCGCCGGTAGAGTCTTTTTCGGCAAGCGGGCAGTTTGCGGTGATGTCGTCGGAGGCTCTGGCAGCGAGGCGGTTAAAGTCAGTTCCCGCGTCGATTCCGTAGTAGGTGCTTTCGTAGTATGACTCGGTGACGTATGCCATTACTCCGCCTCTTCCTTCTTGGCTTTCTTCGCCTTCGCCGGTTTCTCTTCTCCGAACGGATCATCGTTTATGACAGCATAGTTTTCGTCAACCTCGCCGTCAAGCCGGTATCCTTTCCCGACGAGTTCGAGGACTTCCGCCTCGGTTCTCCTGATCCTCGATACGCTACCCTTAGTCAATTTGTACATTGCCATGTTACGCTTCCTCGATGTGGTAGAGAACGGCGACTGTGAAGTCATCCGACCCGGTGGAGGTGGTGATCGTCACGGCGGTATTCGTAGGACACGCTACTTCGATGTCGTTCACGCCGAATGAGTTCTGCGCCTCGAAGTAGGTCGTTCCAATATTCATAGCGCCAGAAGAAAGGTATGCGCTCCCAGTATTCGCGATAGTCCTGAACGCCAGGTAGGTGATGACGATCTTTTTACCAGCGCCCGGAGCCGCTATGAGAGAGGTCGCCGCTTGATCGGCGGAATAGCTCGCAGTGACGAAGAGAGTCTGGTATTGTTTCGCCTTTACCTGGTATACCTCGGACGTGTCCGTAGAGCTTTCTTTGGTAACGCCAGCCGAGGCATAGGTTAGATCAAGCCTTGCCACGATGCGGAACATACTCGCGAATGATGGAGAATCGAGGAGGAGGTTCTTCATGAGATAGTTCTTCGTATACAATCCGCCTATCGCCAGTCCATCGATTGCCATGTCTTACTTCCTTGCCCAACCTTGGGCGAAAAGTTCTTTTTCCTCGGACGGATACCTGAGCCGCGTCACGCCGTTTTTGATGTAGGCCACTTTCCCGTTTTCCTCGGCCATGACGGGCACGTATTCCTGAACCATTTCGCTTTCCGGTTCTTGCGCCATGTCAGCGGTATCCAGGTCTTTCTCTTCGATTGCTTTTTTCGGTTTAGCCATGTACTCCCCCAAAAGTTAGCCGGGGAGGATTAGTCCCCGGCTTTATTATCACGCGGCGGCGACGGCGGTGTAGGCGATCACTCGCCCGTTCTCGTCGAGTTCGACCACGATGCAATAATGCGTCGCGGTCACGGTGACGTTCGTTTCGGATGCCGTGGCGATCTCGGTGTACGCGCTCACGTCGAGGTCATCGTAAGTGGCCGGAGCCGTCGGAGCCGATGCGCTATTCGTGTCGTAGTAGTAGAACTTGTGCCCGGTGTCGCGATTCGTGTAGGCATCGCCGAGGGTGATCTCGATGTTCCCGGATTCTGAATCCACGTCCCCGCCTGCATCGTCGATGGTGATGATGGTGGCCGTCTTGAGGCTCACGTATATCATGTTGTGCTTGTTGTCGAGTACCCAGCAATCGTGATAGAGGCGAGTCTCGATGAGGTCGCCGTCCTTGCCCTGCACCAGGTCGTTCGGATGCACCTTGAGCTTCCGGTGTTTCTCGAAGGCGACAACCGCGTCGGGCGAACAGATGATCCAGTTCATGTTCTGCGCCCACGCCTTGGCGGAATAGCCGTCGGTGGCCGAGAACGCATACTCGGTTTTCATCCGCGCATCGGGAACGGGTATGATACGAACTCCGTTGATCCTGAAAATGTCCGTGGTGACGCCGTTTTCCCCGGTCACGCTCTGGACCTGCATGTCCTTCGACAACTGAGTCGAGTTGGAAAGAATGGTGAACGTAGATTCGTTCATGAAAGCGAGGAGGTTAACACCTCGTCCGCATTTCGCCCTGACCGCTCCCACGTCGGTGTTGAACTGCGTGAGTACCGTGGCGACGACGGGAGTGTAATACCCGTACACGACGGTAGTGTCGTCCACGATGGCCTGGAAAATCGCCATGTACCGCGCCGAATCGACCTCGGGAATCTCTTCGGTATTGGCGAACTCGGTGATGAGGTTCCCGGCGGAAAGCATCCCGGCGGTTTCGTCCTGATCCATCACGTCGATGAGAAACGATACGCCTCGGTCATAGGTGATGGTATAGGTTCCCCATTCGAGGGAAGCGGTGCCGGAAGGATACCCGGAAGTCCTGGAATAGTTCCCGAATCCGGTAGAACTGATCTTCGCGATCTTGACGGTATCCCCGCCGTTGTACTGGATCATCGACTCTTTCGCCCTCAAGGGAGCGGAGGTGAGTCCTGCCTGTACGACGCTGTCGAGCAGCTTTTCGTACAACGTAGCTTTGTTGATAGCCATATCTCGTGTCCTCGGGCCAATAAAAAAACCAGGTGGAACGATCTTGGCCCATAGAAAGATTAGAGTCCTCAAGGACTCCGTTCTGTTTCTAAGGCCAGAATTGCCTCACCCGGTTTATTCAAGTCGCCCGGCGCGACACCCCCCGTTTTTATCCTTGCGGATTAGATACGGGCATCTGTGGATACGATAATCATATTTTCAGGAATCTGTCAAGCGATAAAAAGGCCCGTCGATTATGGCGGGCCTGCGCGTTCGCGTATGCTGGTAAGCGCCTACTATTCCGGTCCATTACGGCCAGGATTTTTTCACTTTATTCCTGCTTGCTTCTTGAGGAGCGCGAGCATCTGATCTTGTTCGCTTATCCCGCCGTTCTTGATCGACGCGCCGAATTCGGCCGGTTTCGCCGACGCAAGAAACTCGGGATTCTCCGCAAGGAATGCGGCCACCTTGTCGGCACTCGTCTCGCCCTCGTAGGTCGCGATGATCTTCGCGGCCCTGTCGATCTTTTTCGGATCGATCCCGGCGGCAAGCCCATCGGCTTTCAACTCTGCCGCGAGCGCACGGGACTCGGCGGCCGCGAGCTTTTCAGTAGCCTCTTTCGCGGCGGCTTCGGCCCTCTCTGCCTCGGTCTTCCCCTTGTCCTGCATCTGTCTCAGGAGTTTCAGGTCATCCTTGAGCTTGCCGGTTGATTCGACTCCCAAGTCCTTGAGAAGTGATGCCGTGGCTTTCTCTTGCGCCTTCAACTCGAAAGCGTTCCGCTCTTCCTCGGAATACTTTTTCGCTGGCGGTTCTTGTGGAGTCGTCGGTGTGGTGGTCTGCGATTGCACCGGCTCTACCGGCTTGTTTTCTTCTGGCATATTCCTTTCTCCCCCTCTTTAGTTCATGTGGATTTTATCGCGAAGGTTTTCGCGTTTAGCACTTTTCTCAAGCTGTTTTCCGATATCTACCATGGCCTTTTTCTGCCACTCGGCCAACGCCGAGAACTTGCGCTGAATGTGTAGCGCATACTTTTCAGGCGACATGAACGCGACGATTATCGCAGGTGTCCGCTTGATACTGCAATGCTTTTCCATGAGCACGTCAATCGTTGCAGTTGCGATCTTCATCATGCGCTTTGCTATCTTAGTCTTCATGTTCTCTCCCCCATGTATTGCCATATTACCACGCCGTCGTTGAGTTGGCAAGCGTGATCACCTCGGCCTATCGTAGACCTGTTCGCGTCCATACCGCCGCGTCCGCCCCGTCTCGTAGATGAAGTCTCGCATTTCCGCTTGTCGGTCGCGGACGGTCTGTTTCGCCACCTTGATCGCGTCCGTGTTACCGAGCGATTCCATGACCGACAATTCACGTTTCGCCAATCTGATCGCCCGTTCGAGCTTGCGCTGATCCTGCGACTCCTCGTAGAGTTCGCGGTTCTCTTCCTCGGATTGTACTGGGCCACGAGCGATTGAATAACCTTCCCAGAACGGCTGTAGAAAATGCCCGCAATTTGCGCCTCCTATTCCCGCCGCCGTCCCGTATCCCGTCTCTTCGAGAGGAGGATACTTTTCGCTCATGCCAGATCTGGAATATATCTGTCCCTGGAAATCGTAATGGCTCGGACGGCTACCCGGATGACTGGACACCTCAACCAGATCGGTATCGTACTCCTCGGCCCTGGCAAGTGACACCTCACTCGCGGCCCGCGCAGTGTTGGATCTTAGTACCGCGTTGACGTATGCCTCGGAAGTCCATTGCCGTCCTGCCTTGTCTACGATTGACGGTATGCCCTGCGCCGACCATTCGCGGATTGTCTGGACGAGGGCCTTGTGTCCATCGGTCGCGCCAGTGACGACGGAGAGCGTTGTCCTCGTGATGATATCGGCGTACACGTCACCCGCGTTTCCCGCGAGTTGCGCCATGGCAAGGTTCATGCCTTCCCGCGCCGACGATTGCCACCGCTCGATGGTCGTCCGCAATACTGGATCGTCCACCGCGTCAAATAATTCCTTCACGTCCGCTCCAGCGGCCTTTGCCGCGAACGCCTTCGCATCTACCTCCAACGCGGCTTTTATCGCGGCCTCGTCAATATCGTCCTCTACTCCCTCTTCGATCTTCGCCCGATACCGCGCCACAAGATCAGCCGCGTTACGCGAGATTGCACCGAGTCGCGCAAGCCTGTCGGACTTCCATTCCGCCGTGCCTACCGCGCCACGCCCGAGTACCTTCACGATGCTCTTGAGGATTTCGGTTTCGACTGCGTAGAGTAGTTCGGCGGAGGTCACTTACCCTTCCCGCCCTTTTTCTTTCCGCCCTTCTTGGTTCCACCGCAAGCCATGCCATCCTCCTATGATGCTTCGACTTCGAGCACAAGTACGTCCTTCCCTTTTATTGTCTCGGTTCTAGCCGAAACGGTCTTGAATGTCGTCCCTCTTGGCAATATGCGCTCTTCTTGCCAGTTCGCATCCTCGCCCATAACATCCGAAACGTTCAGCGATTTCGGGTTGTTTTTTATTATTATGAGCGTACCATATCCATTGCCACGGCTTGCGAAGTCTAGCGCGATGTCTTTATCCATCGAGGTAGAAGAAAACGCATCATCAGAGAACTCGAAGCCCTCAAGATCGGCGGTGTAATCCGTATCATCGTCAAGCCTGATGCCTTTTTCCAGTTCGACGTAATCGGAAAAGGTATTGTCCATTCCGCGATACAACTCGCCTTCGTAGACGGTCCCTTGCTCGTCTATAAGTTCGTCAAGTTGCCCTATCCTCGGGTCGCTGTCTATATCACCGCCTCGACATGTCGCGTTCATGGAAAACCCATCTTCTGAGATGTAGGCGCCTACCGCCGAAAACCGCCCATCTTTGTCTCTTGGTTGGTCCGGGTTGAATGCCATATCACTTCACCTTCACGTCGGATATCTTGCCGACCATTCTTTTTTCGACGGCGGACGGAGGAGATCTATACGCCTTCTTTTTCGGTTCTGAATCAAACCCGAACGGATCGGCGACTATCGCCTTATCCGCTTTGATCTTCTTGGCCATCTCTTGCGCCTTCGCCTCGTCAAGTCCATGGATCTTCATAATTGCCGTCACGCGATCCTCAAGGCCCGAGGCGAAAAGGTCTTCGTGATATTTCGTCCGCGAGTTGCGATCCTCGATGATTCCATCGTTCCACGTTATGGACGGTTCTTTCGTAGTTGTGCCTTCGATCTTGTAGATAGCTCCGAGCTTATTGATCACGCGGAAAAGCTGAATCAATCCGGTATTGAGTACTTCGCGGTACGCTTCTCTTGTCTTGTAGGTATGGCTGTTTTCGCTGATAACTTCCGTCGCCGTCTTCATGCTCGTTCCGTCGAAGCTGAAATACCCTGCGTCGAATCCGCATTGCACTGAAAGAAGGTTGAGGTTGTAGTTGATCACGTCGATGAACTGTTGCGCGCGGATATCAGAGGTAAGGTCGGTCATCTTGAGCTTGTCGGCATCGTCACCCACGAGCGTCATGAATACCCTGTCGCCTGGATTGTAACCGAGCTTGTTCTGTCCAGTTTCGAGGTCGAGAAAAGTCCGCATTGCGGCGGCTGGTACGGCGATCCTTCGCTGCCCAGATTCGACTTCCCACACGAATTCGTCATAGGCAATATCGAGTCCCTGGATCATGTCGTCGGCATTGTGGAAGGCCGATATCCCGATAGGCGATTCAGAGTCGATATTGTTCGCCTCGGGGTTTTTCATGTAGACGAACGGCGGATCGTCGATCTCGATCTCTACGGACGGGAGGACGCCGGGCCATAGCTTTTCGAGCGGCACTTCCTCGTCCTTCGCCTCGTCGAACGCCCTCGATTGCACGCGGTATCCGGTATCAGTCTTGGTATACGATTCGATTCGCACGTAGACTTTCTTGCCGTCAACTCGGCGGTCGATAAAGCTCGCCTCTACGATCCTGGAATTATCCGCCTTGATCGGGATGATGTTAAGCGCGGTCACAAAGTCGAGGACGATCTTGCCGTTTTCCGGTCGTGCCTTTATCGCCATGCCGCCCATTGCCGCCTGGTACTCGACGTGTCGGCGAAGGTTACTCCAGAGCGATTCCGCCTTGATCACGCTCTCGACAAGTGGCCCCGCGTCTACAGTCGGAGGCTCGGCGAGGACGAGTCCGGCGATCTCCGAGCATACGATCTTCGCAGGATTCAACGTTCGCCTGGTATGACTCCGGCTCCGTCCATCGCTCGTGACGAACTTGTACGGGAGCCATGACGCCTTGCTTGAGTAGATATCCCACCAGTTAGTTACAAGCGTATCGGCGTCCGCCACTTCTTGCGGGATTGTCTTTATGCCGAGGATTTTTTTAAGGAATGCGATTACCTTTTCCCAGAGTCTTAGCATTTTACCGCCTCCGTACCCTGCCTATTCTATCACCGTTCCGCATACCGCGCAATGCCATGCCTGTCTCGATAAAGTTGATCATCGGGAACCTCGCGAGAAGTAGTTTCTTTTTCAGCTTGTAGACCTCGGTTCTCATGCCCTTGCTATCCTCGACGATTTCCATGCCGTTTTTTTCGATGTAGACGAAATCTGCAATGTACTTGATCGCACGTTGCAATCCATGTACTGGATGACGGAACGACTCTTGCAGTATGTATGGTACTTGGATTCGTAGATCGTGAATCTCGCCTGCGCGTTGCAATAGGCTCAACTCGTGGTATCGGTTCGACTCGGCGCGAGACGCGAAGACTATGCCGTCAACCGTGCGCGATTCCTTCGGCGATACTCTGATTCGTGGTTTGCTCATCTCGCGTTTATCCCCTCAAGTAGCATTGATATGTCCCGCTCCCATGAGTACTCGTCGGCGTCGAGGCTGTCGATATCGCTCGATCCGTCGTCAAGCCTCTCGTCAACGTCCTTCGAGTCGTCATAGACCGCATTCTCTACCGCCTCGATTAGTCCTGTCAATGGCGACATGATAAACTTGCGTCCCTGAGCGTATAGCATATTCGCCGCCCGGATGCGATCCATGATCGGCCTTTTCATCGCGTTTTCGACGTGGATTGATTGCGGAATCTGATTGAAACCCCGGATTAGCACCTGCTCCGCAGAGTCTGCGAACGCCCTATCAGCAGGCCACCGATCACGACAGTTTTTCTGGAAGTCGAACCATGCACGGCTAAGATCGTTCGGCCCGATCCTCGCGCCCTCGTGGACTATGCGCCGATAGTCGAGCGCGACAATGCACGGCTTGCGATCCTTGAGGAAATACCCAGTGCATACGAATACCGTCGCACTCTTGTTTCCACCGAAGTCTATGCCGAACGTAATGCGCCGGATATTGTCGGGATACTTGTAGAGGACGTTGCCAATCTCGTCGGAGGTCTTATTGTGCCGGAAACTCGGGAAGCATCCGCCTTCGGCGCGGACCCATCTCCCGAGGATGTAGCGGTCATAATAGACCGTTCCGCGATATTCCCGTTTTAGGTTTTCGACGAATCCAGGATCGAGATATGGATTGTCGTCGATGGTGTATTCCTGTAGATACACGTCAACGTTGGAGTGGATGAACTTGTAAAACCAGTGATTAGGGTTATCTGGATTGTTAGTGAGATAGGCGCGAGAATATGGTCTATCGAGTCGCGACTTTGCCATGTCGAAAACGTGTTCATTCCACGTCGCGGCCTCGTCACCATAGAGGTATTTCCACGAAGATCCTCGCACTCTGTTCAATGCCGTGATCTTTTCGGCACCGAGACAATGCACTTTCTCTCCGAAAATCTTCGCAGTGTTATCGGCCTTGATGTCGCCGACAAGCTCCGTTCCCCATATCGCCTGAAGCGGTTCGATGATGTTTCGCTGAATCGTGAGCTTCGTATTTCCAAGGATTACATATAGTCCCTGTCTCCCTCGTAGGTCGCGTATTTTTATCGGGAGCGCGTCGAAGTAGTCGCCATAGGTTTTCCCCGATCTCGTCGCCCCTGATTTCACGTTCCATCGGTGCGTAGCCTCGCGGAAAAACTCTCTCTGTTTAGCACTAAACCCCATCTACTTCCCCAGTTCGTTTTTGACGCCGGAAAGTACTTCGTCGAGCTTTCGAAGTACCTTCTCTCCCTCGTCGCCGATCTTGTCGCCGTACTTCTCAGGCATACATTTTTTCAAGATGTGAATCTGCGCCGTGATGTTCGGAGGCTGATATTCCTGGTACTCAACTATCTCGATCTCCTGGATTCCGTTTCCGACGAATTTCGTCATCGGCTTGTACGCTTTGTACTTGTACCCAAGCGCGGAACGGTAGTGAGATTTCTCGATATCTTCGAGTCTCGGTAGCCGCGCATTTTTTATCGATGCGGAAAACTCTTCGTGAACATTTTTCCATTCCGATATCGTGTCGATTGATACACCTATTTCATCGGCAATTTGTTTTTCGGTAAGTCCGGCACGAATTCCGAGTCTTGCGAGCTGACAACAACGGTTTTTTTCGTACTTCGTAGGCCGTCCGCCTGGATGTTTTTTCTTTGTCGGTTGTTTTTTGGTTGTCATCGTCCGGTATGTTCTCCCCTTGCGATATCCATACGATAACACTTTTCCCTCAGCTTTGCCAGGGTTTCGGCGACTTGCGCCAGTCTTCCCCGGTAAACCTAAGCAAGATTCCATGCTCGCATAGCCGTGACATTATATCCTCTCCGATGTAGTTCTCCAAGCACTCGTTGCAGCCTCCAGCATCACAGTCTTTTCTCACGTGCTTATTGCTTATAAGGATTATTGGCAATCCTCGAACGTGTCGCTTGTCGATTATGTATGACAGCCAATTCGCTTCGCTGTCACTCCCTTTCGTTCGTCCGATCTCGTCGATGACGAAAAGAGGAAGCCTCGCGTATCTATCGACGATCTTGAGCTCGTCGTCCATCGAGTCCTTGACGTAACTTGAGCGTATCGTTGTCGAGATCTCGTACATGGTCATTATCTTCCCGCCGAGTTCATGAATTGCCGCGCAGGCGAGGTGAGTCTTTCCGGTTCCGTTCTTTCCGACCATCACGATCTTTTTTATGCCCCCCGCGACGAGTGCCTTTACCCTGGAAAGGTTATGCTCCGCCTCTGGTGACTTGGCGATGAATGTATCGAATGTCGCGTGATAGTATTCAGGCTCGATGTTGCTCTCGGTATATTTGCGGAGTTGTTTCGCGTTCTCTTCGGAGTTCGTTTCGTCTTCGGTTTGTCTTTCCATTTCGTCGATACATAAAGGGCATCCTGAAGCGAATGTCCGTCCGAGGATCTCGGTAATCTTCGCTTCGTATTCCCCGTGTTTCTCGCAATAGGCCATGGCTACTCCTTCATATCAAGAAACGTCGATCTTTGATTCACTTTAAGATTGGGCTGGTCGTAGTTGTTCTTTTCCCAAGTCCTGACTGCCGCTTGCCAATTTTTCATTGGCTTGTTTCCGATTCTCCATCCGACTGATTCGTAGTGGTCAATGAACTTCTCTGGATTCACCGAGTTGTGCCTTTCTAAGCAATATGATTTCACTTCTTCGAGGGAAGGTTTTGTGAACCGTTTCGATTCCGGTTTCGGAGAAGTAGGGCATCCCATATTATTATCCTCTCCTACCCTACCCTTACCTATACTATACTGCGTCTCCCGTTGGTATACCTTTGGTATACCAGTTGGTATACCAGATTTCAAGGTGTAAGCTCCATTTTCTTTCACTTCAAGTTGATTCATCTCATCTCTATATACTGTTGGTTTATACCTGTCTGAACGGAGGTAATTGCATATTCTCCAATGCTTTATGACTATTATCCCTGACTCGAACGGAATGATAAATGACTTCGCACACAGCAGTCTTAGGTCGTCATCGCCAGCGGTTGAAATGCGCTGTATTTTTTTCGGATTGTTTACAAATCCGTCGTCATCGGCCCTCATTGCGAGATGGAAATACAGGTTTTGTGTAGTCGCTGGCATATCGAGGAAAGCATCGGAATCGATAATCGTCTTTGAAAACATTCTGCGTTCGGCCATGCGAACCTCCGAGAAAACCAAAGGGCTCAACGAGACCCCCGGCATGGGTACAGCAGGTGCAAGCCCGCTTAGTCTCGTTAAGCCCTCTTATTATTGCCCCTTGCAAGGCAACCGTCAACCGGGATGCCGCCCGATCAACTCGATAAGACTATATCCTATCTATGCAACTGTCAACCTCCAAACTAAGTCCGCCGAACCTGGAAAATCTTGTCATAAACCATGTCATAATTTTGCTATAGATTTTTGAAATAATCATTGACATACCATTGTATTAGTGGTAGTATATAAGTGTAAACAAGATCAAGGAGGACGAGATGGTACAGTTAGTTAAGCAACACAAGGTAACCGGCGAGATCGTAAAAGTAGACGCCAAGAAAGAATGGTTGTCTATAACTTCAGGAACGATCCCAGCCAACGTATTTGCCAAGATCAAGGCGGCTACTGAGGCGGCTACCGAGTATTACGTAATTGGACAAGAGGGTGTACAAGAGCGCAAAGGTTATGTGATGACGCAATCTGACAAGGACCTCAAAGAGTACTGCGATCATTACGACCGAGTTGTCAAGGCGATGTCTTATTGATCGCTCCCCCGTAGGGACAGGGCGGTTCACTACCGCCCGGCGATAAAAAGCGCATAGGAGGCGCGAGAAAGATGAGTACACCGAAAAGCTACAGCAGGACGCTGATCAAGGAATGGAGCGGCTACGAGCAGGTCGGCATCTGGGACAGCTGTCGATGGGCCGTGAGGCTCTACGAGGATCGGGCGATCTACAAAGGTAACGCGGTGCGATGGGTCGGGCAGAGCGGGAGTCTTGTCGATGTCCATGAGCGATGGACGGGCAAGGTTGTGGATAAGCTCAAGGCTATCGCCAAGCACGAGACAGAGGACGAGGCAGACTATACCGACGAGGTATACGCGATAGTGCGTAATGTGTAGGGAGGACGAGATGCAGGTAGCGAAGAAAGACGCCATACAGGCGTGGTGGTTTTCGGGAGGCACGACATTGCCGCATGGCGATGGACGCGAGATACGAGTGGGTCTAACGCACTCGGTCAAGGGGCAAATCGTTGCGTGTAAGCACGGACTACACGGATCGGAAAACTCGCTTGATGCGCTCAAGTACGCGCCCGGTGCTATCGTGTGGCGCACACGGCACTGGGGCACGGTCAAGCGCGACGATGACAAGATTTGCTCGACGTACCGCGAGTACGTGGCGGGAGGAGTGGACGCGAGCGATATTCTGCGAGTGTTCGCCCGATGGTGTGCGCTCCAGGTGTACGATAAGATCGCCAAGTACGACACAGATGGGATCATCAAGCGATGGCTTGAGACGGGCGACTTGACTATCAGGGACGCCGCCAGGGACGCCGCCTGGGCCGCCGCCAGGTACGCCGCCAGGGACGCCGCCGCGTCCGCCGCCTTGTCCGCCGCCAGGTCCGCCGCCACGTCCGCCGCCAGGGACGCCGCCAGGGACGCCGCCTCGTCCGCCGCCAGGTACGCCGCCGAGGACGCCGGCGAGTCAGCGCAAGGAGAGAAGCTCACGGAAATGCTCGAAGCTCTCATCGCAGGCAAGTAGGATTCCCGCCCCGTCAGGCGTTGCCAACGGCGCCCTGACGAGTCGCTGAGACGCGACGAAACCGCCTTCGGGCGGTCGGCGAAAGTAAGGAGGACGAGATGGTCATAGACAAAGATTATCCAGGACTCGTAAAGCGTGACGAACACTACTACTACGAAGGATCGATTACATCCGACGATGATGTCGAGATCACGGTTCCGCTCAAGGTCGGAGGATGGCTCAAGGTAGGCGAATCGCTCGAGGTCGGCGAATCGCTCGAGGTCGGAGGATGGCTCAAGGTAGGCGAATCGCTCGAGGTCCGAGGAGACATGACAATCGACGGGATCGAGACTACGACATACTTGACAATCGGTGGGCGCTTTGGCTTCCGCGTATCGATATACGACACCCATGCCAGAATCGGGTGCCAGCTCAAAAGTAAGTCCGATTGGCTCGAGTTGCTTAATCGCGACGATGAGCGCGCTGCTAAGGCTCTCGGTGACGATGGTACAATGTGGGCTAACCGCGAAACCATTCGCAAGCTGTTGTCGATGTAAGGAGGACCATCATGGCAAAGTTCAAAGTAGGAGACCGCGTATCGAGTCTGCAATCATGGTCATTCGGAAAAGTAGGAACTGTGGTGTGCGTTCAAAACGACGACGTACCTTACCTCGTGGAGTTCGACGAAAAGATACCGAGAGGGCATAATGGGAGTATGTCGGGTACTTTGCACAAAGACGGTCATTGCCGTTGGCACAAGGGGAAAGATCTGAAATACGCCGACTGACGATGGGATGGAATATCTTCTCCTAAAAAATAAGTTATTCGATTCGAGGAACGAACGACAAGCACTGGAGGACGATCTGAAGGAACGGAAATGTTTCGAGGCGGCCTTGGAACTCGGCAAGAAGTACTTATCGAATATAGCAGAGACCGGGTATAAAACCTGGTACGAATGGAGTCTTGCGAACTGGGGAACCAAATGGAACGCGGGTTCACAGGAAAGAATCGATGCCGAAACCGTGCGATTTGAAACTGCATGGACCTGTGTTACGGGGCTCCTTGAGAAACTATCGCAGATGTTCCCCGCTGTTATTTTCGACTTTTCATACGCGGACGAGGATACAGGATCAAATTGTGGGAAAGGCACGATCGCTAATGGAGTAGCAACGATGTATCTCCCCGAGAGCGGCAGTCGAGAAGCGTACGAACTCGCATTCTCAATCGATCCATTTCGCAGAGAACAATACAAGCTTGTAAACGGAACATACGAGTATATCGACGAGTAACCGAAACCGGGCCTCGCGCCCGGTCGCCGTGGGCGCCCTTCACGGCCTGATGATGGCAGGGCAAAATATTTCCTTGACATACTCTATAGTATGCCATACTATACCAATAAGGAGGAACGCATGAAGAAACCTATCGAA